CTGTTATCGCGGCTGCTGCTGTCGGAGCGAATTATCTTCGTAAGAAGTATGATATCACTCTTGAGAAAGTGGCGGAGAAAGCCGTATCTGGAGCTACTAAGTTTACCGGTGCAGTCGCCAAAGAAACCGCATCCGCTGTAGCCGAAGCAGTTAAAAAGTCACTTCCGACGATGAAAGATGGAGCAAAAGAAGCCACCAAAACTGTCGGTAAAGCAGCTGTTGATACACTCGCTAAAGTTGGCGATGCTGAGATTAAAGCAGTCAATAAAGTGAAAGCGGCAGCTGATAAATTCATCGACGCAGGAGCCAAAACCAAACCAATCAAAGCGGCAGCCGACGCTATTGATGCCGCAGAGAAAGCTGGTAAAAAAGTTGGAACCGTCGGTAAAGGAGCTGGAAAAGCAGCACTGGACGCAATGGCTAAAGTCGGAGATGCCGAAATTAAAGCAGTTGAAGCCGGAAAAGCGATTCTCAAGAAGTTCGGCTTGTAAAGAGGTGACGAATTCAAAATGGAATCTAATTTCAGTCTCGGCTCCTGGCTGAAACATGCCTGGAATGCGTTCACGAGTCGAAGTCCGACAAAGAAATATGTAGATCTCGGAACAGGATGGGCGTATCGTCCTGACCGCGTCCGATTAAGTCGCGGAAATGACCGATCTATCATCACAGCGATCTATAACAGAATCGCTCTTGATGTTGCCCAGAACGATATTAAGCATGTGTTGACAGACGCTGACGGTCGATATCTCGAGACGAAAAACAGCTGCTTAAATACCTGTCTGACGTTGGAAGCAAACAAAGACCAGACAGCTCGGGCGTTCATTCAAGACATAGTCCTTTCGATGTTCGATGAGGGCTATGTCGCAATTGTCCCGATTGATACCGATGATGAGCCAAAAGATGCGGACCTATCGATCGATATCGAGTCGATGCGTACCGGAAAAATCATTGAGTGGTTTTCTGATTACGTTCGCGTCGAGGTTTATAACGATCGCAAGTCGATCTACGAACAGCTTGACTTTCCGAAGAAAGCAGTTGCGATTATCGAGAATCCAATGTATGCCGTAATGAACGAGCCAAGTTCAACGCTCAAACGACTCGTTCGTAAACTTGCGCTTCTCGATACAATCGACGATCGGAATGCATCTGGAAAGCTGGATCTCATCATCCAGTTGCCCTATGCTACCCGCTCCGATATGGCAAAAGACCGAGCGGAAAAACGAAGAAAACAGCTTGAGGATCAACTCGTAAGTAATCCTTACGGCGTTGCTTACTCCGATGCTTCGGAGAAGATCATTCAGCTTAATCGTCCGATAGAGAACAACCTTATGAGTCAGATTGAGTATCTAACAAGCATGCTATACAGCCAGCTAGGTCTCACTCAGGCAATTCTGGACGGCTCTGCGGATGAGAAGGCGATGGTTAACTACTACAACCGAACGATCGAACCGATCCTCTCTGCGATCACTGTGGAACTGACCCGTAAATTCCTTAGCAAAAATGCTAGAACTCGCGGTCACGCAATCAAGTTCTTCCACGATCCGTTCAAGCTTATTACGGTTGAACAGCTTGCCGATCTGTCTGATAAGCTCATTCGCGGCGAAATTGCGACTCCGAATGAGATGCGTCAGGCGGCAGGTATGAAACCGTCTAAGGATCCGAAATCGGATGAACTCCGTAACCGGAACCTGAATGAAGCAGTTCCAAAAGAAGAGTCCACGGCTGACTCTGGATCCGCGACGAATGCTCTTGAGAGCTTAGCCTCTGGTCCGTGATAGCTGAAATAACAAAAGGAGGAATAAATTCAAAATGGCAAATCTCGTTGTCAACGGCGTGAGATATGATTGTGCCGGCTGGGCTACTAAGAATGATCTCAGATGCTCCGACGGTCGAATCATTCGTCGTGATGCGTTTGCTGCACAGGACGGCACAACCGTTCCGCTCTGTTACGGTCACAATCACGATGATGTATTCCACATTCTCGGTCACGCTCTTTTGAAGAACGAGCCGGAAGGTGTACGAGCTTATTGCAAGTTCAACAACAGTGAGCAGGGTCTCGCGGCAAAAGAAGCAGTCCGCAATCGAGACCTTAATTCGCTGTCCATCTACGCCGGTCACTTGAAGCACAATGGCGCCGATGTCATGCATGGTAAGATCGTTGAGGTTTCTCTCGTTCTGGCTGGTGCAAATCCTGGCGCCAAAATCGAAGATGTCTTCGCTCACGGAGATGATGAGGATGACGGTGGCGTAATCACAACCGGTGAATACCTCGAACTCGCACACGAAGACGTTGTCGAAGATAATGCAGAAGTGAAAACTGAAGACGCACCGAAAGGAGTGGAGAATGTGATTCTCGAGCATGAAGACAAGAAGACCGAAGAGGTCGAATCTAAGAAGACAGATGACAAGAATCTTGACGATGAAACCGTTCAGGATGTTGTCGACAGCATGACCGAAAAACAGCAGACCGTTATGGCTGCAATTGTTGGCGTCGCGGTCGAGCAGGCTCTTGAGGAAGAGCGCGAAAAGAATTCCAAGAAGAAAGAGGAGGAAGATACTGTGAAGCACAACGCATTTGAAGACGCTGCAACTCAGCGCACAGACGTCCTGTCCCACGAGGATGGTGCCGAAATCATCAAGCTCGCAAAGAATAGCTCCGTCGGCTCCCTGAAGACCGCAATGGATATCTTTGCACAGAACAACGAAGACGTTCTTGCTCATGGCTGGGACGATGAGACAATGGGTTATCTGTTCCCGGATTATAAGGATGTTCGCCCGGGTGCACCGGAAGTCATCACCAGAGATCAGGGCTGGGTTACCGCAGTTCTGAATGGTGTCCGTAAGAGCCCGTTCAGCCGTATCCGTACCCGTCAGACTGATATCCGCGATCTCGAGGGCACCGCAGATCTGAGAGGTAAGGGTTACAACCGCTCCAAGAACAACGGCAAGAAGTCTAACATCGGCAACTTCAAGCTTCTGAACAGAACCACCGATCCGCAGACTGTTTACGTGCTGGATGAGATCCCGCGTGACAGCGTTATCGACATCACCGATTTCGATATCGTCAAGTATCAGTATGACATCCTGAAGCTCCTCCTGAACGAAGAGCTCGCATGCGCAATCATGGTCGGCGATGATCGTGATGACAATGATGCACACAAGATCCACGATGATCACATCCGTCCGATCTGGTTGGATGACGAGATCTACACCATCCATGCTGATGTCGACATCGAGGCTGCTCGTGCTGAGATTCAGGGCACCAACACCGAGGCTAACTTCGGCGAGAACTACATCTATGCAGAGGCAATCGTTACCGCGGCTCTGTATGCTCGTGAGGGCTATAAGGGTTCTGGTAAGGTTGACTTCTTCTGCACTCCGCACCTGCTCAACGTCATGCTGCTGGCTCGTGACCTCAATGGTCGCCGCATCTATGATGGCGTTTCCGATCTGGCTCGTACTCTGAATGTCCGTAACATCTATACCGCAGAGCAGTTCGAGAACAAGACTCGTACTGTCACTGTCGGCAACGACGAGAAGACCAAGAAGCTCCTCGGCATCTTCATCGACCTTGATGACTATGAGGTCGGCTCCACCAAGGGTGGCGAGATCACCAGCTTCAAGGACTTCGACATCAACTTCAACAAGTATCAGCAGCTCATCGAGACCAGACTCTCCGGCGCTAACGCAAAGGCAAAGTCTGCGATTGCACTTGAAGAAGACGTGACGGAAAACCCTTGAGCGGCTTGACCGTCGACGTCGACATCGATCCGTCTGAGAATTTGTTTGGGTATACAGTCGATGAGCTTCAGGACGATATCGTGATCGGCACAAACGACATCACTGGTACGTTGAAGTATATCGATGACTACTCGACAGCATTCAATCCGGGCGAAGATTCCGGTAACTATCTCGCTATCCACGCGAGCGTTCCTGATGTTGACGATGTTACGATCACAGTTACCGTCACCAATCCGAGAGTTCTGGATGCTGACGGCATCTGCATTTGTCGTATAGCGGACAAGAGCTCGCAGACTATCACCGTCGTGGCGAGCAAAGAAGGTTATAACGACGTCACTAAGACATATAGCCTTAGCGGTCTGACAGTTGAAACCGCCGACAACGATAATACACCCGGCGGCTAAACAAGTGAGGTGAAAATTCAAAATGGCAAAGTTTCACGGTAATATCGGATTTACCGAGCAATACAATTCGAAACCGGGAGTCTGGTCTGAACGGATTGTCGAAAAAGAATACTATGGAGATGTTCCTAGTAGCCATTTCAGTTCTCGTGATACATCCGAAACGACCAACGACGAGCTTACCTTGAGTAATCAGATAAGCATTGTGGCTAACAAATACGCCTTTGAGAATTTTCAGTTCATGAAGTATGTAGTCTACATGGGGGTTAAATGGCGCATCACCAAAGTTGATGTTGCGTACCCTCGGTTGATTCTGTCGATTGGGGGCGTTTATAATGCGTAATCGCTTAACGCTTCAAGCGCTTCTTGAGAATATTCTTGGGAGCGGTAACGTTTATTTTCAGCCCCCGACGTCAGCTAAAATGCAGTACCCCGCCATCCGCTATCGGTTATCTGATATCGATAACACACATGCTGATGACGGGGTTTACGCATCGCAAAAACAATATGAAATCATAGTGATTGACTATGATCCTGACAGTCCCATTGTGGATAAGGTAAATCAGATTCCGACTGCGAATTTCGTAAGACCGTATGTCGCAGATAATCTCAATCACTGGGTTTTCACAATAACTTACTAAAGGAGGATATACAACATGAGTCAGAGACTTATTTGGGATGATACCGGTAACAAGAAATATACTCTTGGTATCCATAATGTCGTCCTGTTCGTTGCTGATTCCGCTGCTGAAACCGGTTATGCTTCCGGTGTAGCATGGGATGGCGTTTCTGCTGTCAATGAATCTCCGTCTGGCGCAGAGGCGAACGATATCTATGCGAATGATGCAAAGTATGCAACGTTCCGTTCCGCAGAGCAGTTCGGCTTTACCATCGAGGCTTATACTTCTCCGGAGCAGTTCGATCAGTGCGACGGTGCAGCGACAATCGGTCCGGGCGTAAAGGTCCATCAGCAGAACCGTAAGCCGTTCGGTATCGCATACTGCAATACAATCGGTAATGATACCATGGGCATGGACTTCTCTGAGGAGCTCCATCTCGTCTACAATGCTACAGCATCCCCGAGTGATAAAAATAACGAGACCGTTAACGAGTCTCCGGATGTTTCTCCGCTTTCTTGGGAGTGCAGCACCACATCTGTCAATGTTCCGGGATTCAAGCCGTCTTCTCACCTGACGTTCTATAAGCATCTCATGGATCCGGCGGATTGGGAATCCCTGCTTGACCTTATTTGGGGCAGCGCAACAAACGATTCTACTCTGCCGACTCCGGCACAGGTTATCTCCATGTTCGGCGGTAACTACACCTATACTGCGCTCACCTCTGAGCCGTCTGACTGGGACACCAAGTACTATGAGAAGTACTATACCAAGTACGGAACTAAGTACACTCTCATTCCGCGTCAGGATGAGACTCCGGAGTTTGTTTCCGGTCAGTACTACAAGCGCGACGAGTCTTAATCCGGCTTAAACACTGTATGCGCGCCGCAGTGTTTATTATTCAAATGCAATGATACAACCCCTAACGACGGCATGGCGCGCGCCGTCATCAATTATCAAGGAGAAAAGGTCAATCATAAGGAGGATTTACAATGTACGCTAAAAAGATCAAATATACAGATTTTCTCGGTAACGAGAGAGAAGAAACATTCTATTTCAATCTCACCGAAGCCGAGCTTGTTGAGATGCAGACTTCTATGGACGGCGGTCTCGCTGAATACGGTAAGCGCATCATCGAGAGTAAGAATGTTCCGGAA